TTCTGCATTGTCAGTGTAATCCTGTATAGCAGTTTTTAATTGTGCTAATGTAAAGCTCATTTAAGCCTCCAATGTAACTGGTCCAGCACTAACAAACTCTCCACCTGCTGTTACAGAGCCTGATGTAGATGATGCTGAAACAGTGAATTTATATGTATCATCTGTAAGTTTAGTTATAACATATCCATCTGCCAATTCAAAGACAGCCTTTGTAATTCCATCAAAACCAATACAGTTCCTAAATCTAACTCTATCTGAAGTTGATCTGCCATGACTGTTTTCTTTTACAGTTATCTCTGTTGTGCCACTATCTGCCGCTGCTGTAGTGAAAGGGTCTTTGTTTAATAATCTCTCTGTTGCAGGTTCTATTCTATCGGGTCTTGCATTAAGCAGTGACTGTGTATCATCTATCTTAAATCTGCCTAAAAAGTTTTGTGGGTGATCTGGATCAACTACATCATATCCCACTATCAATCCTGTTTTAGATCCATTTCTTATCTCAGGTATAAGCTCTTTCAAAGGATATCTAAATCCTGTCTTGTCACAAATACCATAAGCATATTTTCCTGCAGAGTATGCCATTACTTCTCTTTCTTAGATTTATAGAAATAGTCATTGCTATCTCCAAATCTATCTAATTTATTCTCATTCTCTACCTGATAATAATATGTGCTAACCTTAAAATCAGGTGTTAAAGGCTCATCAGGTGTTAGGCTGTTATCATATATTCTTGTTCTATTGTTAGGATACAAGCAATACTGACCATTCTCTAATTCTATAATATTATGTGACTTATGTTCTTCTGGTGTCTCACTTGTGCTAAAATCAACTGTGTCTATATCACCATGATAATTATCTAAAGTAGCAACATAAGAACCTTTTACAGAACCAGCATCTCTTGTATAAACTTCGTAACTCATAGAACCTATGAACTGTTTTTGTAGGCAAGTAACATTATAATCCATACAATTCCAAAACTGTAAATTATACAATGCAAGATCTGGATTAGGTGTCTTAGGCTCACTGAGAAAAGCACTTATTGGCAATTTATCAAACATCGCACCATACTCTGGTAAATACGTTTCAAAGTAAAAAGCTCTACCGGGCAAAGATTTACAAGATATCCATACACCTTTTACAAACTCTCCATGACCATCTTCATGATCTCTTAGATACTCTTTTCTTACCCACACATTTATTGCAGGTAAGTTACATATTAGTCTCGACAATTAGTAGCCTCTATTAAAATTAAGTCCTCTAGTCGCAGCTCCACCGCCACGCATTTTAACAACACCACCTTTTTTCATATATCCCATTTTATTAACCACATCCGGCCTTTCTCTTTTTAATGCTTGAAGGCCCTTAGCTTGTGGTGGAACAGGCTTGAGAGATCCTCCGCTTGTCATTTTCATAGTTTTTTTCATAGATCCACCTCCTGCTTTTTTAAAGGGATTTTTTAATTTTGCTACTGACTTACCTTTAAAAGCAATTCCTTTTGTAGCGCCTTTTTTTGCCGGACTTATTCTTTTCTTATCTTTTGGAGCAGCTCTTTTTTTCTGTTTTCCTGTTAAGTATCCAAAAAAATCACCTACACTTTCATAGGCAACATCACCTTTTTCATTTACAAATTGTCCAACATAATCTTTCTTCTTTTGTTTTAAAGGTTTTGTTTTAATAGTTTTTACTTTAACATCTTTTAATTTTTTTAAAGGCTTTTTATCTTTTTTTACATTTGTGCCTGCTACTGATTTTTTTGGCTTTACAAGCTCTGAAACACCAGATGTTAATGCGGCTCTATTTACCATTTGCTGTAATCTTTTGGCATTAGCAGAAGACATTCTTGGTCTATTAGCAACTGCTGTACTAGGTGTTTTTATTTGTGTGTTTTTTGGCTTTGTAACTGCAGTAGACTTAGGTTTTACTGGTCTAAGTTTTGGTAATGCAGGTGTTTTACTTTTCTTTGTATTTGAAACTAGTTTTTGAAATCTTTGTGAAGGCTTTAATAATCCACCAAGTTTGCTAATAAACTTTGGTATCCTAGCGAAAGGAACTGCGCCCATACCAATGTTCAACATGTCTTCTTTTGTTATTCTTCTTTTGTTTTTGCCTGTCTGTACATTCTTATCTTTTTCTATTCTGCCAGACATTACATTGTAATTAGGATCATTAATCTTTTTCTTTGCTTCTTCTAGTGTAACACCACCAGTTTTAATTTTCTTTCTTTTATCAGGAGGGGCCATTATTTTTTCCTCTTCATTACTTTAGATTGAAATTCTACTTTTGAATCTTTTGCTTTACGCATATCTTTACCAGACACACCGCTTCCTTCTTTCATGAACATTTTCTTTTTCTTAGGTGTGGGTCTTGGTTTAGGCTTTGCCATCATTGGTCTTGGCTTAGGCTTAGGCACAGTTGTTTTGTCTTTCTTTTTAGAACCTGCAACTCCTAAAGCACTAGCAATAGGCTTTGGTGTTGATCTAATACCTTGTGCTGTTTGTGTTGATCTCTTACTTATACCGCTAATTGTCTTACCTTTACCGGGTTTTTTTGGCACCATTCTATATTCAGCACCTCTTTTAGGTTGCGTCTTTGCAGTTCCAATTGTGGATGTCCCTACATCTTTTGCTGTTTTAATAACTTTTTTAGCTATTTTACCAGCACCTTTAACTAATCTTGCTTGTGGGGTTAGAGCTATTGTTCCTAGAATTGCTTTTTCTACCTTACCCGCTCTTCTGCCTTTCTTACCCATACTCTCTGCTTTTTTCTGGTTAGGGTTGCCTTTGCCACCAGACATGACATTATAGTCAGGATCGTTTATTTTCTTTTTAGCTGCCTCTAATTTACCACCACTCTTTTTAGCTTTAACTAACTTTCTTATAGCTTTTTGAGCATCGGCTGCACTAATCTTTCCAGTTCTGGCTGCATTTACAAGGTTCTTAAACTGACCTGTTTTTGCTGGTCCAGTTCTATCTTTTCTTATTCTAGTAACTTTATCTGGCAACTTTAACCTCCATAAAATGTGTTATAAGGTACAAATCTAGCAGAAGAACTGTCTGTGTCCTCCCCTGCTGCTAGTTCAAATTGGAACTCATATTCCTGTTTGAGTGGGGCAACTCTATTTGCAACTTCAGGTCTTTTCATAGCTATATAATACGCTAGTCCAGACACAAGACATGGCGTAAATCTTGGTGGAACAAAAGATGTTGTTGTTCCGTCTATGCCAGAACTAATACCATCAATACCAACTACTCTGAAAAAAGATAACGTGTATGTATCTGCACTATCAGGTACGGGCCATAATGTAGCTGTCACAGATGCTGCGAGTCTTTGTATAAATATCTGTGTAGGTTTACCTGTTGTATTCTTTGCAGATTGCTGTGCATATGTTGATACACTAATCCTTGTTAAGTTTGTGTCTACCTGACTTGTGCCAGTTCCTGTTCTTATCTGATGCTCTATAAGATCTACAGTGTCAGCAGGTAAAGTATAAGTAGATGAACCAGCAGCAAGAGCTTGAGTGCCTGCTTCTATAGTCCATAGATTAAGCCCTCTATTCTGCCATTCCATAGTTAACAAATTAAAACTACGTCTAGCGTTTCTTAGATCATTACCAGTTCTAAGCTCTAAGCCTGCTCTTTGATATGCTTCTTCAAAGATGTCTGGTATATCTGGAACTACTGTTGCCATTTATGTGACCTTTCTATAAGCTCTCGTCTTTCTTGCAATCTTCTTGGGTTGTTTAGCCACTTGTTTACCTGCTCTAGTTGCCTTTCGTTTAGCAGCCGTAGAGGAGGCGTATTCAGAGGGCGAAAGAGCCTTAATTGCTTTCGCAGGTAAGTAACGCTCACCAGTTGCCTTTGGCCCCTGAGTACTAGGTTTACCACTTTTTGTTCGCCATTTCTGTTTACCCCAAGCCTTTAAGCTCCTTTGTGATTTTTTTAATCCGCCCATAGTGACCTCAAAACTTTACGTAAACTTTTACTTCTTATTCATCCAAGCTGTCGTACCCATGTATGCACCGACAATGCCTGCGCCTGAAATGTAGAAAAGTGAAGAAATTTCAGCTAGTGCATTAATTCTTTCTATACTTATAAACGGCATAAACATCATAAAAGTAAACAGTCCCATTGCTATTAAAGTATACCTTGCCATTCTTAGTTGAGCAAGGTTTTTGCGAAGAACCGTTTCTGTCTCCTTAATTTCTTTCATATTAGCAAGCTCTGCATCAGATACAATACCGTCACCATCTAGGTCATATTCATTATATTTACTAGATGATTGTAGCTTCTTTTGATCCATAATCTTTTTAATCTTTTTCTTTTCCATCACTTGTTCTTCACTGCACTATTCAAAGAATTTATAACATCGTCTATGTTTGGTTCTTTTTGCCACGGATTATAAATACATTTATATTGTTTAGGACACCAACTCTCAATCATCATCTCATACGTTTTATTATTTCCTATATAAATACAAGCCATCATACCTGATTTTGATTTTATTCTTTTCTTTAATCTACAAGTTGTATAATTTTTTTTTTAATCTTACCCTGATGTATCTTTTGTTGTTTTGTATAATCTCTTGGTTTGTATTCATATGCGTTTGCTTTTTTCATCCATATTCCTGCAACACCTACAATAAACCCACCTATTATAGCTATAACAATAAACCAAGTTATTCCTTCACCTATTTGTCTTCTTAGCTGCTGTTGCTTGTATATTGTCTGTTGTCGTTCTTTTCTTATCTGACCTTCCATTGCAAGAAGCTCTTCATACGCTCCCGGACCATGAGTTAAATTTAAAAATGTCTTAAGTTCATATCTCTGTTCCTCAAGTTTCTTCTTGGCTGCAAAAGCAGAGAGAGCCGCCTCTTCAATCGAACCAGCCTTGAACAATTTGCCAAACAGGGGAGGGTTTTTAGCTTGTTTTTCAGCGTTATCAACATCAGACACAGCCCCCATCCATCTGCCTATGTCGCCAGACATCTGCTCAATATCACGACCCGCTTGAAATCCAGATTTTATTGCCTCAAATGCTTTTGACGCTACGCCAACGGCAACGGATATAGTAACTGGGTCCATGATGTATCATTCCTTATTTGTAGCCACCACCTGCTTTTTTGTAGGCTTTAGCCATCATTTGTGCTTTTCTAGCAGACCATTGACCGGGTCTACCACCCTTGCCACCTGCTTTTATTCTATTAAATATCTTTTTTCTCATTCCGGGCTTTGTATAATTACCCGCTTCGTTAACTTTACTTTTTGTTTTTCCGCCTTCTTTCATTCTGGTAGCTTTTTCGGTAAATTGATTAAATACATCACCAGCGCCATATTTTCTTTTTGCTATAGGATCACCCATCGCAACTCTTGCAGCTCTTCTTGGCGCTGTTTTTGTAGTAAACTCATATCCTTTTTTTATCTTATCAACTAGGTCTTCACCCTTTTTTTTGTTTGTTCTGCCTGTTTTAATTTGATAAGCCATAGACGCTTTATACTGAGCTTTTTGTTTAGGTGTAAGTTTTTTCTTTGTCTTTCCACCTGCCTTCATGCCCGTGGCACTGCCATCATCAATGTTCTTGGCTGTTCGTAGTATATTTAAATCACCAGCATCTGTACCTGATGATATAAATCCACCACTCTTTAGTCTTGTAACTTTCATTAAGCTCTCCTATTAACTTTCTTTGCTTTACTTGTTCTGGCAAATGATCTGTTAACTGACTTAGACTTTACTGCTAGATTCTTTCTTTTATTATCTTTAGGATTGCCATTCCTATGAGAAACATCTTTGCCATCACCTTTAGTTACTTTTCCTGCAGTCTTCATCTTAGATCGAGCAGTATTTCTACTAGCCCTATTCTTTTTCTGATCTGGCTTTTTATGATACTTATCATACTCACCACGATAATTACGTTTTGGCATCTTCCTGTACCCACTCGTATCCATATTTACTTTGCCATTGAAGATCTTCTGATATTACTGCTTGGCAAGTAATGCATTTAACTTGATTTTCTTTTGTCTTTTTTAAAGCTGTCTTACATATAGGACAAATTTTCTCCATCATACGGCTCTTGTTTTACCTTTCTTTGCACAACCATCTATTGAACGCTTTCTTTTTACTGGACCACCAGCCATCATGCCTGTCATAGGTGTCATTCTATTAGTCTGCATTGCCGCTGATGGCATTCTGTTGGCTGCTGCCATTTCCATTCTAGTTTTTTTAGCTTTATCTCTTTGTTTCTTTGCAAAAGGTTTTAAGGCTATACCACCCAAACCACTAGATACTAATTTACTAATAGGACCTTTACCCTTCATGATACTGTAAGCAGGAGAAAATGTTTCTAACATCTTTCCTATGCTTTTCTTTTGAACAGGTTTCTTTTTGTTATTTTTCTTAAGATTAAGTATACTTCTTTTTGTATCTTTATCAGAACCCATTTTTTTACCAATAAATTTTTTTCTCATTCTTTCTCTATTACCTTTTAGTCCATACATAGTACCACCCTTCATCTGTTGTTTCATTGTAGCTCTACTTATCAACACTTCCACCTTCGTCTAGCTTGCCTTAAACGACTATTAGGATTCTTAGCAGCTTTAGGAAACTTCTTCATTTGACCAGCAGATCTGGCACAGAAAGACTTACGCCTCTTTGCATCTTTACTGCCGGGCTTAACTTTACCTGTAACTGCTGTCTTTAATTTAGATCCGGGATTATCTCTACGGTATTTTGCAACACCTTTTTTAGTCATACCTGCACCAGCTTTGGTGGGGCGCTTATGCCCACCGCTGATAGAGTGACCTTTCATAGTCCCTTTTCTTGTAGCCATTATGACAAAAACAAAGTTAACTTATTGCCAGATCCTGTAAATGCATGAACGAAAGCACCGTTTTCTGCTAATATACCTTGATCTGGTATGTTCAATGTATGCAATCCTGTTGGAAAACTTTGAACCAATAAATCCGCTCCACCTGATCCATCTTTGATTGTTAATGCACCAGCAGAGTTACCAAATATAACAACCTGTCTTATCCTAGATCTTGTCGGACCTAGAACAGCAGCACTGTCACCTTGATTAATGTTAAATGACCTTGTGTCTGATCGACCTGCCATTTATACCTCCTACGCTACCTGAACGTATTCAATTATAAAAGTAAAAGAACCCTGTGTTGTAGCATCTTGTGTGTTTGTTATGTTACAAAAAATTGTTCTCTCTGCAGAGGTGTACTGCGCAGAAACTGGAGCGGTTGTTGCATTTTGTGTTGTTGCAACAAGTGTTGTAGTTGTCACGTTACCTACAACGACAGTAGTTCCGCCATCTAGTATCTCATCAGTAATAGCTGCAACAATCTGTGCGCCAGAGCTAGATGTGCCAACTTCATAACCTATATCTCCTGATCCAATTACTGGGGCAGTGACGCAGAATATTTTAATATCTGTGATTATTGTATTAGCTGGTTGAGTAAACTGTCCTATATTGTCACTATCGCCTGCAGTTGTGTTTACAGTTACGCCTGTTGCGAAACCCACATGCTTGACAAATTTGTTGGTGACAATACCAGTTGAGGCAGTGCTTGCTACTGTAGTAACAGCACCAGTGGTGGCATTTTTAGATATTACTTGAAATCCGTTTTCGGAACGGACCGGACCGTTAAAAGTTGTATTAGCCATGTCAATCTCCTTGTCTTGGCAAATGTCAGCTACATTATGTAACTGTCAAGGGTTGTTATAAGGGAGCCGGAAAGGAACGGCTCCCAGTAGTAGTTTAGGCTCCCGGTGAACCAAACATTCCGAGAGGATCTGATACACCAAATGAATATCTCTCACGGGCTTTGTATCTCACATTACCTGTGTTGAAATCTCCATCCATTGATGTTGACATCGGTGT